ATCTTCTGTTCAGCCTGCTCTGTAAACAGTGCGTACTCATCCGCTGTAAACTCGTTTTCACAAATGTCCGCAATATTTGCAACAAGTTCAGCGTAGTTCATGGTTATGCCATAGGCCCACGAGCCATCAGACCTTTAGTAGCCGCGCCAGTGCCACGAACTTTAATACCGCTGGTTTTGACTTGCTCATCGCCAGCAGCTTTACTGATGTTGCCAACGCTCATATTAACCGTGTCGGCTTTGCTGCGGTTTGGCATAACACCGGGGGTGGAAGAAATCTTCATTGCCTTACCATCCATAGTGTGCGGCTCGGCATAAACACTTGCGCCGCCAACTTCTTTACCGTCTCGTTTCATGCTGAATTTAGCCATTATTTTCCCCGTTGGTTTGCAACTTTAGCCATGCCACGACCCATGCTCATCATCATCTCGTTGGTCTTTCCGCCTTTGGCTAGCTTAGTCATAGGCTTGCCGGGGTGCAGCCTTTTCTCGTGCTTATGCACGGCTCCAGCCATCATCTTTTTGTCCTGTTTTAAATCTGCTTTGTGCATTTTAAGCTCCTAAGTTACGCTTACCGTTACTGTACCAAGTTCTAACGCTAACACCAAATAATTTGGCGTTAAAAGAGTGTCAAACCCACTTGCTCCACCAACAGGGTTCCAACCCCACTGAAAGACTCGACTGCCACCGCCGTTGAAACCATCCTCCAGCAAGCCAGAGACTTGGTAGCTTAGGTCAGGACGCGGGTCGCGCACCCCTTGCGGGTCATCCACTGGATACATGCCCAACTGCAACTGCGGCTGATCTGGGTCCCAGCACTGAGGGCACACTTTTAAGTCGTAAACCTTGGTCTTGACAACAAGTTTTTTAAGTGCCGTAAGTTTGTACCCGAAACCGCACCGGTCGCATATGGCAATTGAGTTCTTACCACTAGCAAACCTATTACCCATTATCCGCCCCCAATGAACATCTGTCTAGGCACGAGACGCAATGCGGCGCGTTCTTGATCTTCATCAGCCGCTGTCATCCATGCCTCGTCGTACTGTTGTTTTAAGACCCCAAGACGATCCATACCACCGGGAACCTTCAAAGCAATGTAATAGGACAATCCAGCCACCATACAGGGTATAAAACGAAAAGGTACGTCCATTACATTGACACCATTACCAGCATCTTGCACGCGACGCATACGCCAGTAGACAAACTGGTAAGTCTGGGAGCCGTCAGGCGTAGGCCACATGGTTACGCGAGGCACATTATTGGTGTAAATCTTGGCGCTGGAACTAGCAGTATGTGCCGCAGCCGTTGTTCCGTTCTGTCCACGGAAGCAATTGCTTAAAGTGTTGCCTTCAATGTAGTTGTAGAAGATAGTTTCGCTGTCAAGGTTGATGTAACCAATGGCAGGAAGCCCAACTACACTGGACAAAACAACTGTGTCTGCGGTAGCGTTGATGCTGGTAGACAAAACCGCCGTTGTTGGCATGATCTGCCCATCCAAACGCTGATACCAGACTTGAATTGGCCGCGCTTGGGTCAGTTTGTTAGGTAAAGTAGCGTATGTGGAAACACTTACGCGGGTAATTGTCAAATCGGACTGGGTTGCCGCCTCATTTGGCTGTGTTCGGATAACGTGATCAAGTAAATCGACAGTATCTACGGGGATTGCATAGGTGTTCAAGCCTTGAGTTAGGGTAATCGTGCCCTGCTCAAACGTCCACATGTTGATACCGCGGTTTGCCCAGTCAGCAAACAACAAGTTCAGCGACCGGCGAGCCGTTTTAAGGTCGTATCCGGTGCGTAACTCTGAACCCGCACGCTCAAAAGCCTCCTCCACCAGTTCGGTGAGGTCTAAATTAAAGCCTGCTGACCCAGAAGTTGTTGCCATTATTTACCCTTACGACGCAAGGCGGCAATTCCACCATTTGCCATTTTATAACCCGCAGCACGTCCTTGCTGTAGTACTTGCCCAAGTCCCACGCCCTGAGATGCTTTATCTCCACCCTTATAGAACGTCTGATCGCCCGGGTTGTATGCGTAGTCTTTGTACTGTTGACCAGCAAAATCTCGTAAAGTCTGTGCAAACCCTTGGTCACCAAACTGTCCAGCCTGACTCATTTTGCTGAAGTCCGTAGGAGCCTGAACTGGGGCTGGGGCTGGGGCTGGGGTACGTCTAGCTAATCTAGCTGCTTCGCGTCGTTCACGCTCCTGCTTTGCGTTTCTTTCAGTCAACTCCGTCATGCGTTTCATTGAGCGATTTATATCCGCCGTGCGTTGTTGTGCGGCATTTAATTTATCTTTGTTATCTGCGTACATTTCGCTAACTACGTCGTACCCGCCATATTTGTTAAATTCTGAAGTAGGTACACCACTCTTGGTCATAGACTTCTGCATTAAACTTTGCGCTAATTCAGGTGTTAGCTTATTGTTTGAAGTTGATTGCTGTGGCATAACAGCAGCTACAGGTCGGGATTGTGTTTGCGCATTGTTTTTAGCTAGACTTCTGTTTGCCGCTCGTTCGGGTGCTGCATTTTTAAACTCTGCATTTTTAAACTGCGAGTCGGGCTGGCCTCGCATCATTTGATTAAGTTGGTTTAGTTGTTGCGACTGTGGTTGCCGCTGCATTTGCTGAAAATACTGGTTGGCAAATCCGGGGGTTTGGCCCATACCTTGTTCCGACTGTGGTTGCTGCCGCATTTGTTGAAAATACGGGCTGGCAAATCCGGGGATTTGGCCCATACCTTGTTGCTGATCACCGTATCCGCTACCAAATGGGCCGTAACCGCCTTGCTGACCACCGTAACCACCGTACCCGTCTTGCTGACCACCAAAACCAAAAAGTCCAAGTTGGCCCAACGTTTGGCCCATAGGGGCGTTATTACCGCCGCCACCCATCATGTCTTGTGAAGTGGTGGCGTTAGTGGAGTTGTACATACCACCAAAAGGGCCTTGTTGGTTGTTATTAACACCCAAAGCTCCGCCAACGGCACCGCCAATTTGCCCCATAGGGTTTGCAGCAGGGCTTTGTGCCCCAATGCCCCCAGTTGATCCTTCGCCGCCGCCTGCCATAATATTCTCCTATCTAAAACCTGCTGTTTTCTTTGCTATGCCTTTAGGCTGGGCTACGAATTGTTTCCCTTTAGCTTTGCCAGCACGTTTTGCACGCGTTGTCGCAGCGTACTCAGAAGCGCTAAGACTTTTGATCGCAGCTTTTGGTAGGTATCGTTCACCAGTGTCAGAAGATTTTTTACCACTTTTAGTTGTCCAATCTTGTTTGCCCCAGTCCTTTAAAGACTGTTGCGGTTTAGCCAACCCGCCACCGGCCATTTTCTTACTTGCGCAATGTGCCTTTTCTGAGAAGCCTTTTGGGGCATCACAGTTTATGGACTTCTTGCGCTTTTCCGACCATTTAGTCACGATACCCGCCCCCTGCGGCTTTGTAGCGTTTAGCCATAACCTGCGCTTTTCTGGCGCTCCATTGACCTGCGCCAGTGCCCACGATTGCCGCAGCTTTGACGCTGTTAAAGATCCGTTTGCGCAACTCAGGCTTGGTGTAGTTGCCAGCAGCATTCACCTTAGACTTTACCTTACCACCCTCTTTGTACTGGGTGAAGTCGGTGTCATCTTGGCGCGGTTTCTTCACGCCTTTAGGCATCTTTGAGGGGTTGATGTCCCCCATACCGCGTGAAGGTCTCATCTCAGCACAGCTTTCCGCCAGACTTCATGGTAATCATCTTGCCTTTGGTTTTACCCTTGGACTCGATGCCGCCGCCTTTAGCGTATGCCATGCCACCAGCAGCCATTTTCTTCATGGCGGAGTCTTTCATCATCTTGCCATCAGGCATTTTGTGCATACCGCTAGCCGTGCCGCCTTTTTTCATTGCGCCCTTGCCGTCACCAATAAAAGCGGGTTTACCGTCTTTCATGGGCATACCGCCACCAGCCATTTTGCTAGCGCCTTTTTTCTTAGCCATTATTGCCATCATGCCTGCATTCATCTTAGCCATATCACCACCTCTTTTAAAAGTTTTGCCTTTATCGGCATTGTTGAACTCTTTGCCCACAGATTGTGGGACTCCGACTTTCTTGGCAAATGCTGGATTGTTAGCCACAGCCGCCATGAAATTGTGTTGCTTCTTACTCGTGCTCGGCATCGTCTTTCTTGCGGTTAAAAAGCTTCTTGACGGTTTCAGTTTCGTAAATACGAATAATCATCCACACAATGGTCAATATTCCACCAACAAGCGCTACGACGGGAGTCATCCATCCTAAGAAACCGCCAAGGCCTATTACTACGGCAGCGCCATCAGTCATTGCTTTTATGTCGTTGTTCATACAAACCTACCTTTTGTCTTGCCTTTGGTGGCGCAACCGTCTGCACGGGAAGAGGCGCTAGAGGCTTTGGATACAGAACCACTTTTAGTTTTAATCGCGCCGCCTTTGTTCATCTTGCGTCCAAATGATGGTTTTGCTGGTGACTGGTTTGGTTGCATTGTTGGCATACCGCCGCCTGTTACTGCGCCGCTTCCAGCAGGTCTAACTGAATCCAGAGTGAACGGATTAAATGGACGGGTAGGCGCACCTCTTGGACTGAGAGTTCCTGCTGGCATTGCATCCATACGTGGGTTGCTACTAGGTTGCCTTGTTGGTCGTTGCATTCTCATAATTTACTCCTCAACATTTCCATCTTGCCAAAGAAGCCGCCTTACGGGTAGGCTTGCCTTTTTCATCTTTCATCGGGCCGGGCATACCAGACATACGCGCGCAGAATGACTTCTTACGTGCGCCGCCTTGTGGTTGCGGAGCCTTCAAGTTGCTTCCTGTTGCTGCGTTGTATGCCTTGCGGCCTTTTGCGGTCAAGCCTGCTCCCTTGGAGGTAGGTAGCTTCTCACCACGACCAACCGAGAGAACGGGGCCTTTTTTCTTAGCCATAGAACACAACCGCTGTAGTTGTTGCTGATACCACTGCGGAGATATTGGTACTACATCTAATACCTTCTCCGGGAAACACCATGTAGATACACCCCGCAGCCGCTGGCGCAGTAAATGAGAACCTAGCTGTACCGCCTGTCCCATCATTCAAAACAACCGTTGCGCCTGATGAATAG